GTCGGTTCATGTGGGGCCAGCCGATTCTTTGCAAAGGAGCGATCCCCCGTGCCTGACCGTCACACAGCAATCGAACGAGCCGCCAGAGAGGTGATCTGCCGAATCGAACGAGTCTTGGGCGACCTCCTAGGCTGGGACATGCTCACCCTCAACGCCGATGGACGAGGCGCAGCAACGGCCGACGCACCGTGGGCTAGATCCGCAATCCGAGAAGCCCAGGAAGCATTGAGGCGTCTGGCTGCTGCCCTGGCTACTGAGGCCCCGAGCCCGGAGCCGGAAACGATTGTAGAGAACATTTGGGATCATTGGGACGCCCATCTCTCCGATTGGGATCTTGAGGGATCTATCGCCAACACTGAGGCCAAGGAGCAAGCCGTGCTGTCGGTACGCAGGACGTTGGGAATACCACCCACCCCGAGCCCGGAGCCCCACGGCTGCATCCCACAGTGCCGAGAGGACGGTTGCCAGGACCCGAGCAACCCGGATTGCATGTTGCGCCCGGCCCCCGAGCCAATCACCGATGACGATCTCAATCGGGTTCGCTACCTGACCGTATCCGACCCTAAGGCTAGGGATGAGGCGTGGCCAGGGATCTTGCGGCGCCTTGAAATAGCCGAGAGGGATCTGAAGGCAACGCGAGCGGCGTTCGAGGCAAAGACCAGGAGAACCGCTTCGATGTCAGACACGGAGGAGACGTGAGCACTCGCCAACTAAGCCTGATGATCGCCGGTAGACCGATGCTCGCCAACGATGGCGGCCACTGGGCGGCCAAGGCGTCTGCGGTGGCCGGTGTGCGCCTTCTGGCGTCTCTCGCCGGTCGTGGGCAGCTCAACGACGAGAAGCAGATCACCGCCGAATGGTCAAGTCTCGACTTTGAGGGGATCCGGCACTATTCGTCGAATCATAGAGCTTTCCACCTCCCCGTCACCGTCCATGCTTACGGCATCCAGCCGACCTCGGCCAAGCGCTGGATCGACGCCGATGCGATCGCCCCGATGGTGAAGGCGGTGCTCGACGGCCTGGTGGATGCCAAGCTCCTCGAGGACGACGGCCCGAGGTTCGTGCGCAGCTACCACTACGACATCGCACGCCGGGGACCTGCTTGGGCCACGGTGGTAGAGATCCGAGAGACAGACGGGGAGGAATCGTGTCCGTGGTAGAAGCGCAACCCTGGTTGCGGCCCGAGCAGATCGTGACGGCGGTATGCGAATGGACGGGGATAGCGAAAAAAGACCTGATCAGCGCCCAGAAGATCAGCGGTCGGACGATGCAGGCCCGTCGGCTGCTGTGGGCGGCCATGCGAGTCGAAGGCATGAGCTACCCCGAGATCGGGCGATACGTCGGTCGGCACCACACGACGATCATGGCCGCGATGGCATCGTCTCACCCCATAGGCAACGAGGTGCACGCGCTGCTCAGGAAGGCCCGGGCATCATGAGGCACGCTACGCCCCTGTTCGCGCTGCGCTATCGCTTTCACAGATGCCAGGCCGGCTCGTGGTGTTGTTGGCGGAGAGCGGTGGTCGAATGGCCATTGCCCGCGTGCATCCACCACGTCGACAACGATCTGATGCAGTTCGGCCGGAGCCTATGGCAGGCGTTTCGTCTCGACAGCCCACCTGAGCACCGCTGAGCGGTCCCAGGCAGGCATACCCGAGAACAGCCGGGCCGGCCCGAGCATCACGCCACGCCGACGCCACTGATGAACCGTGGTCACCTTCACGCCGAGCAGCTCAGCGACCTCGCCCGTGTCGATCAGCTCACCGCGTTCAGAGTGCTCGGCCGCCATCTCGACCGCCTCGGAGATGAGCGCGTTCACCTGGTCCCGATTGTACAGCTGCGTCGCCATCGGTCCTCCCCGATAGATCCAGGCCGGCGCCCTCGCAAGGGCGACCGGCTCGACCGATCAGAATCAGAAGTCGTCGTCTGCCCATGGGCTGCCGTAGCGCTCCCAAGGGTCGGAGTAGTCCCGGTGGTGCCCCACGATGAGCCAGAGCCCGTAGAAGGCGGTACCACCGCCCAGAATCGCCGCGAGTAGGTAGGTCATCAAAGCCACCGATGCGTCAGGGCGTACCCACCATCGCGGTGATGCATGGCGCCGGCCTCCCGAGCTGGATACGGCGGGTTGTGGTGATCGTTGGCGGGGCAATCGGCACCGATGCAGTCGAAACCCTCGGGCCAGAGCGTGCGGCTCAGGCTGTAGACGAGATGAAAGCCCATGTCCATCCCACATCCACCGACCTTGATTCCGCCCCACCGCTCGTCGATCTTGTCGCGCATGGCACGAGCTGCCCAGAACGAGATGTCGAACGGCTCGCCATCTGTGACGATGATCAGCGAGATCGCCCGGCTCATGCCTGACGAGCTGACATGGCGAAGGATCGTCTGCACGGTGTCACCAGGTCGGAGCCACCCTCGCAACTTCTCGAGAGTGTTGGCGCGCTCCTGGTCCTGCACGGCCTTTGCAGCCTTGGTCATGGTCATGGTCTGTCCTTTCGCTCGGTTGTCGCTAGCGCACTCGCTGCGCTCGCTTGCTCACTCATGTACCCGACACCTCTCTCACGGCTCGGGTTGCTAAGCCTCGCCAGTCGGCCCACGTGCTCTGGTCTGTAGCCAGCGCCCAAGGTGTCTAGTGCCACGATACACCCGATGGTCTGCACTGTCAAGCATCGTTGCGCCGGCACGTCGCTGAGCTCGTCGTGTTGAATCACTATCGACCGTCGTGGGTAACGATCCAACACCGCGGCGAGGGGTGGTCGTGCGCAGGGTGGGTGGGCATCCCCCCGTGCCTCGGAGCCCTCGGTCACTACCCCCTGGCCTGGCGGTGCCCCCCGGGGTGCTAACTCTAGCTAGCACCTGCCGATTTGGCCCTCTGACCAGGGATTATGTAAGTGGAACGCTCCACACGAGGTCATCCCCGATTCCCTCTCAGATTTTTTGCGCCCCGCACTCACGAATCGGGTCCCGATCCATCTGACAGCAAAGCACCGAAGGTGCTGCGCTAGTGGCTTTTCGAACACCTGTCCACCGATTGCCTCCGCTTCGCTCCGGCGATTACACCAAGGAGCCCTTAGCGAAGGCATTTTTTGACTGATCCGCAGGTCAGGAGGTTGCTCTACATTGCCGTGGCGCACCCTGGGGCTTCCTCAGGGGCTCGATCCACGCTTTACGGGCGACCTCAGATGGAGTGGATCAGCGTCCCGAAGGCTTCCCCCACATCTCGTCGGCCTGCTTCGCTGCCTGGCGGGCGGCCCGGCGCTCCGAGGACTTCACCAGAGCGGTTCGCTGCTTGGTACCGAGCGATCGTTGGCTCGCCTGGGTGCCATCAGCCCGTGTGATGGTGACCGGCCCGGCTCGAGGTGCCAATGCCGGCGGCGTCTTGCGGCGGACTTTCACGGGACCGGGCACCCCGGTGCGCTGGTGGCCATGCAGTACCGGACGTAGTGCGGCACGGGCGAGGTGATCGTCGGCGCCGAAGGGGCGCTCGAGGTTTGCGGCTGAGCGATGATCGCTAGTCCTATCACGGCGAGGACCGCGATCACGATGACCCAGAAGTACGGGGTGTGCTGCCGTTCGTCGTCCATGGATTGTCCTCTCGTGCTTCCCCTTACCGCACTCCTATCTTGCGCTTCCGCAACGGATGTGTCAAGCTGAAGGTGCGGTCCACGCAGCGAGTCCCCCGGTACTTCGGTTGTCCTTGGCTTCCCCGCCGTTCGGTCACAGAGTCCGGGGGATCTTCGCGTCTAGGCTCGGCTCGTGAGCTACGGCAGCTTCTACATCAACGGGCTCCAGACCGGGACGCCCAGCGGCGGCCAGCAGAGCCTCGGACCGTTCGCCATCGCCTTCGGGGACGTGATCGACACCCAGACCTGGACGGTGAACACCAGCTCGACGATCCCGGTGCCGGCGACCGCCCTCGGGGTGTGGATCGTCCCGCCGACCGGCTCGACCGTGGCGCTCTCCATGAAGACCGTCTCGGGGGACACCGGCATCTACATCGACCCGGGCCAGCCCACGTTCATCAACTTCGACGTGACCACCCCGCACCTGCCATCCAACCTCTATCTTGTCAGTGCAAGTAGCGTTGCCGTCGTCGTCCAGTTCGTGTGACAAGGAGATCCCGTGACCGATACCGCATCCCCAGCGCCCGAGGAGCAGACCCCGGTGGACCCTTCGGCGGCGCCCAGTCCGACCCCGGTGGAGTCTGTCCCGGAGGCTACGACCGAGGCGCCTGCCTCGACCGAGCCTGCTTCGCCTGCGAGTCCGGACGCCACCCCGCCGCCGACCCTGGAGCCGACCGCTACCGCCGAGCCCGCGCCCGTCTCGCCTCCCGCTGAGGCGCCAAACCCTACGGAAACGGCGGTGCCGGACTCCACGGCTGTCCCGTCGCCAGCTACCGACGCTGCAACTGCGCCCCCGGAAGCTGCTGCGCCCTCACCATCGACGACGCCCGAGAGTACGGTGCCCCCGTCTTCCGTCACCACCCCGCAGCCGGCCGAGCCCACCGCGGCGCCCGTGACTCGACCTGGCCCTAGCCAGGTGATCCCGCAGCCCGGTTCCTTCGGGGACTCTCGAGAGGTGGAGGCGGCCCGCCGGCTCGGCATCGGCAACCCGCAGGTCACCGGCATCGCCCTCGACGCCATCCGGGCCATCGACCAGGGGATGAACGCCCTGGAGGCGTGGACGGCGCACGTCCGGCGCTACCTCGAGGTCGTGAAGCGGGAAACCCAGGCTTGACGCAACGGTAGTTCCCTGCAACAATAGTTGCATGGACGATGACGTGAGCGCCGAGGATCTGCCGACCGAGGAGAACGAGCTGGCCGACCTCGACAGGTCCAACGGCCAGCGCATCCAGGCCCTCATGGGCGGCAAGTTCGGGGTCCAGATCCAGTTCCCGCCCGGCATGTGGGAGAACATGCGGCTCGCGGTGTTCTTAGAGCATCTGCTGATGCAGGTCGGCGCACTGGCCGAGGCCAAGCTGGACTTCGCCCACCGGGTTGCCGAGATCCTGGGCGCCGCCGAGGACAACGCCAAGAAGGCAGCGCTGACCGCCGGGGTGGAGCAGGCCTTGCAGGGCGGCATCGACCTCGGGAAGATGCGCCGTGGCGCCTGATTTCCTGGCCGACATCCGGCGCTGCGCCGACGGCCGCAACGACTTCGACGAGCTGCTCGTCGCCGCGATCAAGGGCGCGCGCCGCCAAGGGATCAGTTGGACGCAGATCGGAGAGGCGGTGGGCATGACCCGGCAGGGCGCCGCCCAACGGTACGCCAAGTTCTGCCCGAAACCCCAGGTCGAAGATGCCTCGTGACCACGGCGCTGATCCTGAGTGGGTGGCTCCTGTCCTTGGTCCTGACGGGCGCCTTGTGTTTCCTCCTCCTGCGTCAGAGCCCAACGTCGAGCCCGACTTCCCCGACTCCGAGTACGCCGCCGACCCCGATTTCGGCGCCTCCCGATTCGACCCCCTTCTCGACGGAGATGTGGACCTCGATGATGGAGCTGATGAGGAGTTCACTGGCCGAGGATCGGGCATTGGTGGAGCGGCTGGTCCTGGGTCGGGAATCACCGCCGACGATCTACTCGTCGCCGCCGCAGCAGAGCTGGAACGAGAAGCCGATCGGGTTCGACTACGACTCCACTCCGCTGGCGCCGGGGATCGAGGCGGTCCTGGCCCGGGAGACGATCGAGAACGAGCAGTCTCGTTTGCTGAAGGAGCGCGCCGACTTGCAGGCGAAGCTAAGGGAGATGGCGACGGAGGCGGACCGTCTCGGCTTGGAGGACTTCTTGCCGGGGCCGTGGCAGGGGAGCGACGACCAGCCGACATAATGCTCGAGGTGATCGTGGCCGGCGTCTCGTCCATCCGCGGCGGCCAGCTCTCCATCACCTTCCACGTCCCGTTCGAGCAGATCGACGAGGGATCGCGCCTGCATCGGTTGCACGGAGAGCAGGTCCGGCTCGAGATAACCCCGTACCAGGCATGAGCCTCTCGGCCAAGGAACTCGAGCTCATCACCGAGCGCCTATTGGAAGAAGGCGTCCCGCCCGGCGTCGTCGCGCGGGTGTTCGACCTGGATGTCGACCTCGTGCGCGAGGCCCAGAAGGCGGTCCGGGTGCGGCGTTATGGCACCGATGACCTGGAGGAATACACCGAGCAGACCCGATGGGACGCCATGGAGCACGCGCGTCGGACCATCGCCACCGGCTCGGAGGCCGACAAGACCCGGTTCAGCGCGGCCATGCTGGGCAAGACCATGGCGGCATCGGCCCGGCGGACCCCGGCGGGGGTGATCCAGAACCAGGAGACCATTCTTGAGATGATGGAGAAGATGCGAACGGGCGAACCGGCCGAGCCGAGGGAGCAATCGAGGTTCGTGGCCCGTCTCTCCAACCGCCCCGAGGATGACGATGCCGAATCTTGACCTCTGGCCGATGCTCGAGACCCTCACGATCAAGACCAAGGGGGCCAAGCTCAAGAAGCTGAACCGCAACGATGCCTTCGCCTGGGCGCAGCGCGAGGTGGTCTCCGAGATCGAGCGGCAGTACAACGCGGGCGAGCCAGTGCGGATCATCGTCCTGAAGGGCCGGCAGTTGGGACTCTCGACTCTGACCGAGGCGGTCCTGTTCCTCTGGTGCTTCCTGCACCCGGGGACCAACGCCCTGGTGCTCTCGAAGGAGAAGCCCGACTCCGAGTACCTGTTCTCCATGACCAAGCGGTACTGGGAGATGGGACCGTTCCAGACCGCCTTCTCCACCAAGTACAACCGGCAGGGCTACATCGAGTGGATGACGGGATCGTCGATCCTGGTCGACACGGCCAAGAAGGAGGACGTGGGCCGTGGTCGTACCTTGCAAGCGGTCCACGGCTCCGAGGTGGCGATCTGGCCCGAGGCCGACGCCATCGTGGGAGCGCTGAACGAGGCCATCCCCTACGAGCACGGGACCATCGTGATCTACGAGTCGACGGCCCGGGGCGTGGGCGGCTTCTTCTACGAGGAGTGGATGAAGGCCATCGACCCCGCCGGGGGCAAATCCGACTTCACCCCGATGTTCTTCCCCTGGTGGGAGCACGACGAGTACGAGGTCAAGAACCACCACCTCCACATGGCCGAGCTGGACGATGACGAGCGCGAGATGCTGGTCGCGATCCCGAAGATGACCTTCGCCAAGCTGGCCTGGCGCCGTCGCAAGCTCCAGAGCTACTCCAACCCCGAGACTTTCAAGGAGGAGTACCCGAACACCCAGGAGGAGGCGTTCCTATCCAGCGGCTCCAACGTCTTCCCCTTGGTCAAGCTGTCCCAGTGCTACTTCCCCGACGTGGAGATGGAACAGGGCTTCTTGTACAACGACGGCGGGAAGGTGGCCTTCAAAGAGGACGACGAGGGGCACTTCTTCGTCTACGAGCGCCCCGACCCCCGGGGCAAGCGCCGCTACGTGGTGGCCGTCGATCCGACCTGGACCATCGAGGGTGATCCCTGCTGCATCCAGGTCATCGACCGCGCCTCGATGGAGCAGGTGGCCGTCTGGCACGGGTCGGCCGACGCCCAGAGCATCGGGGACATCGCGCTGGCCATCGCCTACTGGTACGGACCCGAGACCATCTTGAACACCGAGATCCAAGGCGGCGGCAAGACGGTGCTCGCCTGGTGGCGCGAGGCCAACTACCAGCACATATGGATGGACCGCCGGGCGGACCGCCCGAAGCTGATGATGCAGGCGTACGGGTGGAACACCACCTACGAGACCAAGAACAACATGCTGACCACCATGCAGTCGATCATCCACCGCAAGCACCTGATCATCCACCACCCGGCCACCTACTACGAGATGACCCGGTACATCGCCAACCCCGACGGCACCTACGGGCCGTCCCGGCGCAGCGGCCACGACGACTGTGTGACCAGCCTCGGCATCGGGATCATGACCGTGATCTGGGAGCAGGGCACCCTCGACTACTCGGCGGCCGCGCCCGCGCCCGGCCACCTGCCCGGAGAGCGCAACCCGCAACTGGCCGGCAGCTACGGTCGCACGTATACACCTCCGGGCATGGCAACCTTGGGACCCATGGACGACGACGCGATGATCGGGATCGAGGTCACATATTGATGCCGGAAGACATTGATGGTTTGGACGATACATCGGCGGTTCATACGCTCCTCGTTTGTATCGATCTCCTGAACAACGCGCTGAAAAGCACTACCCAAGCGCTTCGCGCCTGTGGGGCGCCGGAGGTCATTACCGACGAAACCTTGCTTGGGATGGAGCAGCTCTCGATGAATATCGAGGAAATCCAAGGGATGTATCGATGAGGTACTCCTATCGGTGCCGCAGCTGCGGCGAGATCCAGTCCGAGACCGCGGCCGACATGATCCAGTGCCGGATGTGCGGCTCGGTGGCCAAGCGCATCTTCCAGATCGCCGTGAACCGGACCTCGCTTCGGACCGAGGCGCGCTGGGACCCCGTGGTGGGCCAGTACGTCGAGAACCATCGTGACTGGGAGTACAAGCTGCGCAGCGCCCAGGAGCGCGAGTCGAACGAGCTGGGCATGGAGGTCAAGCTGGCGATGGCCGACCCCCGGGACTCCGACGCTCTCGGTGATCTCCACGGGTGGGGCAAGGACGCCCGAGACGCCGACGCCGAGCCCAGCAAGCTCGTCAAGACGCCGACCCCGCATCGCCAGGACGACACGGGTGACCACCTGAAGGAGATGGTCACTTGACACTCGTGCAGGTAGAGGCCCCGCCGGTCTACGACGAGCAGGGGTTCCTCCGACGGCTCCAAGACCTGTACCAGCAGGCCAAGGACGCCAAGGGCCAGATGGCCTCGGAGTGGAAGCGCAACTACCGGGTCACCATGAACCGGGCGGCGCCGAATGTGCCCAATGCCCCGGGCACCCGGGCCAACGAGGTCTTCCCGACCATTGACGCCCGCATCGGCTGGATGACCGACCAGGAGGTGATGTTCACCGTCACCCCGGCGGCCGATCCCTTCTCGCTCTACGCCATGACCACCGACATCCAAGCCGAGCAGCTCGAGGCCATCATGAACTCGGTGCTGCGCACCGAAGGCTGGTACGCCCAGATCGTGAAGATGCTCTGGGACTCGGCCATCTACGGCGCGGGCTTCCTCAAGGTGACCTGGGACCAGGGACTCGAACAGGGTCTCGGACAGGTCGCGCTCAAGTCCACGTCGCCATGGTGCTTGTACGTCGACCCCTACGCCACCAATCTGGACGATGCCGAGTACATCATCGAGGTCCACACGATGTCGCCGGCCCAGATCGAGCGCCGGTTCCCCGACACGCCGAAGTACCTGATCGAGGACGCGGTCATCACGGGCGACAGCGATTCCGACCACATCCCGCCGAGCCAGGGCGGGCGCCCGGCCCAGCTCCGCAACTACCTCGGCGGCCTGATGACCCCCATCAACGCTGGTCAGGGGCCGACCACCTGGGGCCAACAGGGCCAGGCCAAGAAGCACATCACCGAGTCGCGCGGCGTGAACGTCTACGAGTGCTGGTTCCGAGAGAACTACGAGGAGGAGGTGACGCCGGGTGATCCAAGCATGGGTGACACCGAGACCGTCATCGTCGACCAGTGGCGGGTCATCGTCTGGTCGGGTAACCGGATTCTCCTGGACGAACTCGCTGAAAATCTGTTCCATACAGATCGGCACCCTTATGTCAGGTACGTGGACGTGGAGACCGGGGAGTTCTGGGGATCGCCCCTGCTCAGAGACCTAGCGCCCTGCCAGCAGCAGATGAACACCCTGCTCGCCATGGCGCAGAGCAACATCATCTTCACCGGCAACCCGATCATGGTTGGGGTGAAGGGCTCCGGAGCGGACCGCACCACCATCCGCAACCGCCCCGGCGAGATCTACGACGTGAACGGGGGACCGACCGGCGGCCAGCAGAACAAGCCCTCGTGGATACAGCCGCCGAACCTGCCTCCCGCCATCATGGAGATGGTCGGCTTCTGGCGCGACGAGATCGAGCGCATCGCTGGGCTCAGCGCCACCCAGCGCGGTGAGGTCCCGAGCGGCCGGGCGACCGACAAGCAAGTCCAGGCCGGTCAGGAGGCGGGCTTCGTCCGGGTGCGCTCGGCACAACGAAACCTCGAGTTGACGTTGAGGAAAGCGGGCGAGCTGGTCGCCAACCTGATCGTCATCAACTACGACACCCCGCGCTTCATGGCCATCGTGGGCGAGGAGGGTCAACCGATCTCGATCCGGCTCGCCGCTCAGCACTTCTATGCTCCGACCCAGGACGCCAAGGGCAAGGTCACCTTCGCCCCGCTGCGTTTCGGGCTCATGGTGAACGCCGGATCGTCCAAGCCGACCAGCCGGGCGGCCCGGATCAACGAGGCCGTGAACCTGAAGAAGATGAACGTGGTCGACGACCTCTACGTCCTCCAGGCGTTCCGGGTCTCCCACGCCCAGGCCATCCTCGATCGCAAGAAGAAGCAGGAGCAGCAGGCCGCCCAGCTCGCCCAGATGCAGCTCGCCGCCAAGCAGGCCCAGAAACCTCCTGGTCAGAAGCAGTCCGCAGCGGATCGCCCTAGCTGACATAGCATCGGGGCATGGAGCACGCTCGCCCGCACACCTCGAACATGCACCCGGACATGGCGACCACGAACAGGGGTTCGGTCCTGTTCACCGGGCAGACCGGGCGGTCCAGCTATCCCGCCGGTCGGCTCGGGCGCGGTGCCCGCAACGCCCAGCAGCACCCCGCCGACTTCGTGCCCGGGAGCCAGGGCGACACCGGGATCAACGCCGTCGACTCGCTGAACGACATCGACGGGGACTGGGACGCCGACCCCATGGGCTGCTCGTGATCCATGCCTCTCAAGCGTGGTTCCTCCCGATCCACCGTGAGCGGCAATATTCGCGAGATGATGGCGTCAGGGCATCCACAGAAGCAGGCGGTCGCCGCGGCTCTGTCGAACGCCCGAAGGTCGAAGCGGAAAGGCCGCTCCACGAAACGAGGGAGGAGGTGAGCAACGTATGAACCAGCCTGTCGACGCGCGCGAGCGCGGGAAGCGCCACGGTGGCCGTAAGCACGGACGGAAGGGCCGCTAGGCCAGCCGGTCCGTGTTGGGCTCACCCAACGCACCAATGGTGGTTTGATTCGCGAACGATGGGTGATGGATTCTCCGCTCGGTGGTCCATCACCCATCGTCGCGTCTGCGGTACGCTCCGATTGAACCGAGGAGGTTGTGATGGCTGACCAGAACCAGATCCGCCCGAACTACGGGGCTGGGCCGAAGGGCAAGGCGAACATCATGCCCATGGGCCAGACCGAGACCGACGCCTGGGGTGCCGACCCGAACGCCATGGGTCACATCCCAGCCGTGAAGGAAAACGGACCGCTGTCCTGATCCAGTGGCCGGCAAAGGGTCTTCGGCCCCCGAGAGCGTCGCGGCGGGCCTCCAGCAGATAGGTGCAGCGATCCAGGCCACGATGATGGCCCCCGACGCCGCGCCCCACCTCGCCCTACTCGAGCAGCTCTTGAAGGCGGTGGTCGGTGCGGCACAGCAAGGACATGGGGCTCCAGGCGGCGCAAAGCCTCCGGGCGCTCCTCCTGGTGGCGCTCCTCCTGGCCCCGGCGGGCCGGGAGGACCTCCGAGTGGTCCACCTCCAGGCGGCGGGACGAACATCGGTCAACTCATGGGCGGCGGTGCCCAGGGTCCCAGTGCCGCGGTGAGTGGGCAGGGTCCCACCCAGTCCGGTATCAGCGCAGACGACCTGCGGCGGGCCATGGCCGCCCAGGCAGACCAAGGATGATCTGATGCCCTCGATCCACGAGCTGTTCGGCCTCGACCCCGCCCTCGCATCCGAGGGTGAAGGCAACGCCGACTTCGACATCGACAAGCTGTTCGGCGCCGCCGAGGAGGCGATCCCTGGTCATCGTTCGCGCGTGACCAACGGTGACCTCCCCGGCGACTCGACTCCCCCGCCCTCGCCCGTGGTGGAGACCGAGCCGGCTGCCGGCACCACCCCGCCACCCCCGGTCACGGTCGGCGGGGAGGATCTGGGAGGCGACGAGGAGGAGGAGCCCGAGGCGTCTGAAGCCATCGCTTCTCCCCCCGTCGTCCCCCAAGCCGTGGCTGAGGATCCGATCGCCGCGCTGCTCCGCGAGGCGTTGGGCGACCCCGAGCGTCGTGCCCGGGTGTTGGGCGCCCTGGCCGGTGAGCCGACAGTCGCTCCTCCCGCTGCTCCCGCCCTGCCCGAGGAGATCGACCCGCGCTCACCCGAAGCGGCGCTGTGGATGCGCCAGAACGATGTCGACCGCAAGCTGGCCGAGATCGCCGCGGCCACCAAGGCGCAGTCCGAGTCCCTCGCCAAGCAGCAGGCGAACAATGCGGCCAACGCCGCCGGTGCGGCCTTCGCCGCCCGCTACCAGGGCAAGCTGGACGCCGCCGAGGTCATCGACATCTGCCGGATCGCCGGTTCCACCGGCATCGCTGCCCGGTTCGCCACCGGAGCGGACGATCTCCAGGCCGCGTTCGAGGAGTCGCTCGAGCACGTCGCCTGGACGAACGAGGGTTACCGGGCCAAGCTCATCGGCCAGCCCGCGGCACCCCCTGTCGTGCCGGGCAATACACCCCAAGCCCAGGATCGGAAGCGCAAGCTGACCGCGCTCAGCTCCTCGGCATCGCCGGTCTCGGGTCCCGCTCCAGGGGAATCCCCGTTGGAGACGCGCACCGATGGTAGGTTGACCGAGAAATCGAGGATGTCAGTGGTCCAGCAGGCGGCGAGTGCGATTGCTCGCACGAGAGAAGGGTCCTTCTGAGGTAAAAACTCATGGCCACACCTACCGGAGTAGACACGATCACGTCGATCTCTCGACGCATCCTGCGAGAGGAGGCGACCGATGTGTACTACCTGGGTAGTCCGTTCACCTGGCGCCTGTTCCGCAAGAACCGGGTGGTTCGCCGGGGCGGGCTCCACATCGAGTCCCGCTTCGTCTACCAGCCCTGGTCGACCGGCGGCGCCTTCTACGGCCCCGAGGTCCTGAACGTCGACCCCTCGGACAACGAGATCTCCGGCGCCTGGGACTGGAAGGAGTACTACACCAACGTCACGTTGGACCAACGCTCCCTCATCCGGGCCGACTCGGAGTACGCGGTGGCCAACTACGTGGTCGAGCAGACCGAGTTGGCCAAGATGGACCTGCGCGACAAGATCGCCTACGGCATCTGGTCCGACGGCTCGAACTACAAGGCGATCGACGGGGTCTACGAGGTCGTCGACACCGGGGTCTACGCCTCGAACTACGCCGGGCTGTCCCGCTCGAGCTATCCGTTCACGAAATGCGCTCCTCCCGACATCACGACCACGACGCTCGGCATGGGCGCCCTCAACTCGCTCTGGGACCTCTGCACCAAGGGCGCTCGGGCCCCGACGATCACGGTCTCCACCCGGGCCAACCTCACCCGGTACGAGAACCTGTTGCAGGCCCAGGTCCAGTACACCCAGCCGACGGCCGTGGTCGACCAGACCTTCGCCTCCGGTGGCTTCTCGGGTGGCTGGTACCGCAACCAGCCCTGGTTGGTCGACGAGCACATCAACCCGACGGGCACCGAAGGGGTGCTGTTCTTCTTGAACGAGGACTACTTCGAGCTGGTGGTGAACCAGAACGGCGACTTCGAGGTGGGCGACTTCCAGCAGCCGACCAACCAGTTCGTCATCACCTCGCTCACCTACGTTGCGCTGAACTTGCTCTGCACAAACCCGCAGCTCAACTCGAAGTTCACGGCGCTCACGGCCTAGGAGATCCAATGCCCCTGGTGAACAGCTACAACGTCCTGGCTCAGTCCGCCGAGCAGCCCGAATATCAGGCGCTCTGGGAGCCCATCGCCCTCAACCCGGCCTCGGTGGCGACACTCGCCTTCCCGACGGCGGCCGGTGCCGGCTCCCTGGTCGCCGGGGCGATCCTGCAGTGGGGCCTCACGGGCACTCCGGCCGGTGTCGGGTCGTACCCGCCACTCGGTCCCACCACGTCGTACCCCGGTGGCGACGGAGGACAGTCGGGAGCGACCGGCAACACCACCTTCCCGTACAACTGGACGGTCCAGTACGTCGACCTGGCCTCACCGTCCGCGACCGTCTACATGGCGGGCGTCCTGCTCGGCGTGGGTTCGCTCGGCGCCCCGGCCCAGCCGCAGGGCCTCACCAACCCGGCGAACAGCGCCATCGGCAGCACCGCTCCCTCTCAGATCGCCATGGTGGGCAAGCGCGGCATCATGCAGGTCCTCGTGGACAACACCACGACCGTCGGCCACACGCTGGAGGTCTCCCCGACCTCGGGGCACACCGGCCAGGCTCACGACACCGCAGGCACGACCTTCACGTTCGGCACCACCTTCGGCATCGCCCTCCAGGCGGTGACCGTCTCGGCTGGTCCGCTCCTGTGCTGGGCCGCCGTCAACTTCCCCGTCTGAGGAGGTAGTAGTCGATGCCTGGATTGCCCTTCACCACCCCGGTCACGGATATCGAGTTGTGGAAGAACATCCTTGAAGACCTCGGGTTGCCGATCTACAACGCCGGCCCCACAGGAAGCCCCGCCAGCCCGGTCACGATGCGCGACGTGCTCCAGCTTCTCGACTACGGGCTCTACAACAAGAGCCTCGCGGTCTACGGTGATGGCTCCGACGGCGTGTGCAACTTCATCGCTACCGGTTCCACCACGGTCGCCGGGGCCACGCTCTCGTCCGGGGTCTACACGATGACCCGGGACATCTGGCTCGCCAACGGGTCGATCATCCAGCCGACCGTAGTTATCAAGACCGCCGGCTTCCGCATCTTCTGCCAAGGCGTCTTCACCAACAACGGGACGATCCAGTCCAACGGGAACGCCGGCTCGGCGGCGACCGGCGGCGCGGCGCTGGGCTACACGGGCACCCTCTCGAGCGGCACTGTCGGCACGGCGGGTGGCACCGGCACGACCACGACGGCGGCGGCCGGCACGGCCCAGACCGTCAACTCCCTCGGGGGCGTCGGCGGGACGGGCGGAGCCAGCACGGTCACCGTCAATGCCGGAGCGGCCGGGGGCGCGGTCACAGCGCCGACCGCGGTCATGCAGCTCCCGCGCTCGCTCGATCTGGCGGTCATCGGGAAGCTCCAGAACACCACGGCCTTCCTGGCCATGGGCGCAGGCTCGGGTGGCGGGTCCGGTGGCGGTGACGGCACCTACTACGGCGGTGGCGGCGGCGGTGGCGGTGGCATCGTCGTGGTGGTCGCCCAGAACATCAACGGCACCGGCTCGATCCAGGCCAACGGCGGCGCGGGCGGGGCTGGTGGCACCAACGGCGCGGCGACCTGCGGCGGCGGCGGCGGCGGCGGCGGCGGCATGGTGATCGTGGTCTCGGCTTCGGTCATCCCGGTCGCCACGTATTCGTCCGGTCCGATCGTCCCCGGCCAGGCCATCACGGCCAACGGTGGCGCGGGCGGGGCTGCTTCCCCGGCGGGTGGCGTGGCCGGCAACTCGGTGACCGCATCGCTGCCCGGCACTGTCATCCTTCTCCCCGCATAGGAGCCTCATGGCCCAGTTCCTCGCCAAGCCCGAACTCGCCCCCGAGCTTCCCGCCGATGCCCAGGTGGCCCGTCTGGCGCGCACGCCCACGCTCGCCAACCGGGACATGCCGATCCTCCTGTTCGGTGAGTTCCTGCGGGTGGTGAACGAGGACAACCCCCGGGTCTTCCGGTACTTCGACGCCACCGACAAGTGCCACTACGACCGGCAGATCACCGGCACCTGGCACTTCCAGTGGAACCGCAAGCACTACGTGCTCGCTCCGGGCGAGTCGGCGTTCGTGCCCTTCGAGGCGCTGGTCGACGCCTTGGGCGACCCCCGCTCAATGGACGAGCCAGTTCCCTACAACGATGGCAATGGGGACCGCGGTGTCATCTTGAAGCGTCACGACCAGCTCAGTGGCTTGTTTGGCCGCTATGCTATCCGGGCTGAGTCGATTGAGATGCTCATGGAAGCGGCCCCCAAGCTCTCGGTCTACACGCTCAGCGACCAGCGGGTGGTCTTCCCGGCCATGCGCCCCGACATGCTGCCCTACCCCGCGCCGAACGTCCAGGAGCATCGGGTCGACTCGTCCTCCCGGGCGATCACCGATCGGTTGGAGGCCGAGAACGAGGAGCTGCGGTCCCGCATGGCGCGCTATGAGGCGATGCTGGAGCAGATCGTGGACAAGCGCGAGGGTCTCGACACGCCGGAGGCTTGATGGCTCGGAAAAAGAGCGGCATCCACATCAAGCCCGAGAACCGGGGCAAGTTCACCGCGTCGTCCAAGGCGGCCGGCGAGTCCGTCCAGCAGCACGCCAAGTCGGTCCTCTCCAATCCCCGGGAATCGGCCAAGCAGAAGAAGCGGGCCAACTTCGCCCGGAACGCCGCCAAGTGGAACCGAGGGAAGCGGAAGTCCTCTCGCTCGAGTAGGTAGCCGTGGCCGCCCCAGCGCCGCCGACCAGGCCCTACAAGTGGATCGAGATCAGCGACTTCACGCCCGGGATCATCTCCCAGCAGCAGCTCGCCGGCTACTACTCCACCACCCAGAACTCCGTCGTCCCGGGCTCCAAGCTCGGTCAGGCCCAGCCCACGACCTACGGCTGCATCGGGCTCCCGAACGGCGGGCTGGCCCCGCTTCCCGGCTTCTACAACGCCCCGTGGGCGACAGGCCACCAGGTAGCTCCCAACCACACGCCCGTCACCGGCTCGGGCGCGCTGAACATGATCAACGGCCTGTTCCTGAACGGGCCGATCAACTACTACGCCTCGACCACGCCCTACGCCCTGACGCAGGGCGATGAGATCCTGGTCGGACAAATCAACCTGACCAGCGGCGGCACGATGAACGCCTGGTTGGACTCGCTCCAGATCCACGGGGCGACCGCCACCTGGACGGGCATCATCAATCCCTCGCCCGAACCCGGGCTACTCCCGTTCTGCACTTGGACCGGAGCGATGACCCGAGCCAACGCCACCCCGGCCGATGTGGGGCTCGCTACGTGGTTCCTCTCCTTCTGGTACACCGGAGGGACCGCTGGTGAGCCAACCCCGGGCTATTTCGGCCAATGGAATTATCCGGACGTGGAAGATCCGACCGTGTTTACGCCTCACCTTCTTGGTGACGCATTGATCGGGGAAGCGGTTTGCCACCAGAATCGCATGATCCTGTTGACCTACTCCCCGAGTGAGTGGCCCAGTTCGAGCGGATGGGATACCTACGCTGGGGGCAACGACGAGTTCAACTACACCGAACCGCCCAATAGCATCGCCTTCGGGAGCCAGGCCGAAGTGTTCGTCCAGGAAGACCCATCGGGCTACGGCGCCTGGGGGTCCATCTCGGCATCCGAGTTGTTCCTGGTCAAGAATCTGCGCGGCGGCGTGGTGATCTCGGGCGACCTCAACTCCCCGACGGTCACCTGGCTCCCCGGGGTGACCCCGACCTATGGCCTGATGAGCCGCACGGCGCAGACGCCGCTCGGCCTGATCTATGCCTCGAACAACAACGGGCTCTGGGCGTGGAACGGCGGCAACACCTCCCAGAAGATCTCCAACCAGCTCGACGACAACTTCATGATCAACCCGGCGAACCCTCCCGTGCTGCGCGGCCCGACTGTCGACATCTGCCGGTGGGGCGACTGGATCGTCGTGTCGAACGACTGGCTCTGCGACACCAACACGGGTTCGTGGTGGAAGCTCCCTCTGGGCACCGAGCCCCATACGTGGTTCGTGGTGTCCTCAGACGGGAATACCCTCTACGCCGCCTCTCCGGTGCCCTCGTCCGCATACTTCATGGACATCTACAACCGGACCACCCCCACCGTCAAATACCAGTGGGAGTCCTACCCCATTCGGTCGCCCGACGACGGCAAGAACTCGACCCTGGTGATCCGAGAAGTTGTCGTCAGGGCCATCGGATACGGCACGGTCGCCATCACCCTGACCGGTATCAGTCCGAGCGGCGTAAAAACCGTGAGCACGGGTGTTCCAAGCTCGACCTTCACCTTCGAGACGCCGACAGATCAGGCTCAGCCGACGATCCAGCGCCAGGCCATCGCCAACTCGCTCGGAGACGCGCTGCTCGCCCAGGACATCACGATCAACGTCGTCGCTCAGGGCAGGACCTTCGACAGCGTGATCCAGCCCGCTCCGACCATCTACTCGATCGCCATCGGCTACGAGGATACCGGTCGACCGGTGAACGCCACATGAGCGCCAACCCGATCCCCGGCCTGTTCCTGCCATCGCCCAACGGCGATCCGCTCACCGCCCAGAACTGGAACGCGCTCCTCCGGTGGTCCAAGGGCATCTCGCCACGGATGCTCTTCGTCGACAGCCCATTGGCCGGGTCCAACCCACCCACACCCCCCTCGGACGCGTACCTCTGTGGTGGTGGCTATCAGGCGATCGTCTTCGCCTCGGGGGTCGGGACGCTCACCTTCCCGCAGCCCTTCCCCAACGGTCTATTGGCGATCAATCCGGTCGGCTTCCATGCCGCGGGCATCTTGAACATCGTCATCGACTCAGCCACCGCTCCGACGGCCGCCGCCGTGGTGCTCTATGCCACGCTGGCCGGCTCAGCGATCAACGCGACGGTCAACGTCACCTACTGGGCCATCGGCTGGTGAAAGACTCTCTCCCATGAGCGTGACCCTCGCCACCGCCACCACCGAGGTCCGAGCGCTGCTCGACGAGTCCACCGCGGGGTTCTGGACCGACGCCCAGATCCAGAGCTGGATCAACCAGGGTTGCCAGGACGTAGCGCGCCGGGCCGAGATCCTCTGGCAGGAGGTCAACTACAACGTCACGCCTTTGGTCCAGCTCTACCCCTTCCCTGCCGACTTCCTGAACGCGCACCGGGCCGAGTTCACCCTGTCCAGCTCCGACCAGACCTACAACCTCGAGTACCGGGGCATCAACCAGATGGACGAGGTTTGGGGCATCCTGCACTCCCTGCCCAACTCCTGGCCGCAATTCTTCACGATCCGGGGCAACAGCGTGCTCGGCTTCTACCTCATGCTCTATCCCTCGCCGGGCTCGGCTGGGACGCTCACCGTCTACTACTACCGCTCGGCGGTCATCCAGACCAGCACCTCGGGCAACATCGACACCATGCCCGGCTGGGAGGACATCGTGTACGACTACGCGGTGTTCAAGGCCAAGCGCAAGATGCAGGACCCGACCTGGAAAGAGGCCCAGCAGCTCTACGAGATGAACCTGCTCAACCTCATCAACAAGAGCCGGAACATGACCGACCAGGGCGACACGATCACCATGGGCAGCTCGAACTACCCGACCTATATGTATGGCGGGGGTGAGGACTGGTGAGCACGACCGCGCCCAACTACGACCAGATCCTCGGCGGCCTGATCCAGGGCGGGGGCATCCTCGGGGCGGCGGCCGGCGCCGAAGCGCCCTCGATCGCCCAGTACGGTCAGCAGTACACCGCGGCGCAGGCCCAGCTCGGGGAGCTGCTGCCGGCGGCGGCCCTCCAGGGCAACGAACTCCAGACGAACACCGCCTACTCCCAGGCGCTCCTCGGCAACCAGTACCAGGGCAACCAGCTCCAGCAACAGGGACTCGCCTCCCAGATGGGCACCGCGGCCCAGCAGCAGGCGCTCGAGGCGGGCGTCTACGGCGTCCAGCAGCAGCAGTACCCGCTCCAGCAGCAAGAGAACCTGGCCGCCTTCCAGAACACCCAGCAGTCCCTCGGGCTCCAAGCCGGGCTCCTCGGCACCCAGGAGCAGGTCGCGGCGGGCCAACAGGGGCTCACTCAGGGTCTCGGGGGCGTCGGCGGGGGTGGCTACGCCGCGCAACTCGCCAACCTGGCCTACCAGTACCCGCTCGCCCAGCAGCAGGCAGCGGGTCAGGCGGCGGCATCGGGCGCATCGAACACCGTCGGCGCACAGCAGGCGCAAGCGACTCTGGCCGAGCAGCAGACTTACAACGTGGGGAACGTCCAGAACGCCGCCCAGGCGTCCGCTCTGGGCTATCAAGGCCAAGTCGGCCAGTTCGCAGAGCAGGCGGGCCAGCTCGAGCTCCAGGGCCAGCAGAATGTGCAGCAGTACGGGATAAGCGGCCAGGGCGGTTTCGCCGGCCAGCAGCTCTCCCAGGCCCAACAGATCAGCCAGCTTCAGCAGCAGTCCGAGGTTGCGGGCTACGGCGGGCAGCAACAGCAGTTCGCAAACCAGCAACAGCAGCTAGCGAA